CAACTTTAGGTGCAACCTTAGCCTTTGGTTTAGGCTCTCCAGTAACTGCTTCAACGGCGTCTTCAATCGCTTTTTTAACGTCGGCGCTGTTGTTTTTGTATTCTTTTTTCTTGGCTTTTAAGCCGCCCTTAGAAGGCAAAGCAATAGGCTCTGGCTCTTGATTAGCCAAGAAAATAATATCTTCTAAAGTGACCGCTAACGAGCCTACATGAACGTCAGCGCCTGCCGCTAAGAAAGTTACGCTTTCAAGCGTTAACGCCATTGTTCCAGTAATTCTGCCAACGCCGCGAGCATCAAAGATAATGTCGTCTAATGTAAGCGCTAATGTGCCGTTGTGTTTAACTATCCCCGATGCTGCAACCGCAATATCATCTAATACAGCAGTTAAATTTCCGTTATGTGCTATCGTTCCAACGCTTGCAACCGCAATATCATCTAATACAGCAGTTAAATTTCCGTTATGTGCTATCGTTCCAACGCTTGCAACCGCAATATCATCTAACGTAACAGCTAACGTTCCAGTAATGCTTGTGCCGCCTCCTTGCGTTGAAAGCGCTGCAAAAGGACTGTCAGCAAAAGGATTATGCCCAAACATAATCTTACGGTGCTACTGGAAAGTCTACAGTAAAAGGAAACCCTGCTTGCAAGGTAATGTCACGCAGTGATTGTCTATAAACCGCCCACGCTAAATTATCAACAGGTGCATCGGCTAATTGCGTCCAATCTGATTGTGTGAGTAACATATTGCGTCTATAACGTACTTCATTGGCTTTTTGCGTTTTTTCAGCGTCTAGCTCATCTTGTGTTTTAGCTTCAACAATCACATCAAACACTACACCGCCTTCAATATACGGCTCAACTGAAGTAAGTTTTTCTGTTTGTGAATGCACTTTATCAGACTGTATCTGATACGCATTGCGCTCTTGCGCCCACATCAAGTCAAGACCTTCTAGTGGAAACGATACGTTAGGAAAAACCTCTGTATGCTCACCATGAGATAGGATTTGGTTATTTTCAATTACGGCTATTTTCATGTTTTAAGGTCCTTGTGTTGGCATTGGAGATGTTGGCGGGAAAGGCGGTGGAGTAAAATCAGCCGTATATCTACATACTCCTTTAGTTATACGAAGGTCGTAAATATAACCATTAAACATATAGATATTTGCTGCTAGACCTCCAGTTACAAACGGCCCTGTAATAACCCAATTTGTCGAGTCTGTCCCAGTTACCACTGATTGTCCATTAACATATATCTTCGTCTGATTTGACCCAGTTGAAGCTCGACAAAATGCAATGTGCTGCCACGATGTAGCTGTTAATGTGCCGTTTCCACCAGAAACAACAGTGCCGCCTCCGCGCGGAGCTATTACAAAGCCCGTCCCAACTTCATAATAAAAAACAGACCCTCCAGTCGTATCCATAGCAGCGTAGACTTGATTTGATACAGCTAGTGGATATGCCCATAATTCTACAGTATATGCCCCGACACCGAATGAAAACGCTGAGTTGCTTGGAGAAGATGTGTAATCTCCATTACCATCGTAAAGAACTGACGAGCCTGTACCAAACTTACTTTGTGCTGTGCTAATTACGGTGTTTCCGTTAACAGTAGTTGTAAAATTATTGCTAGACGAATCTTTGATATTTGTCGTTGTTCCATTCGCACCATTACCAACAAGCAAATAAGATACATTATTCCAATAAGGGTCGCCCCCACCACCAAGCGTAGCAAACCTAGATAACATAGTCATCGCACAAACTTCCCATAAATGGTTGTACCTGCATCACGAGTCCAAAGTAAGCACCAGTCTGTGCCGGATGTTTGCAAAGTTACACCGTTAGAAGAAAATGTCGTTGTCGTTGCACCAGTAGACGTAATCCAGTTAATAGTCGGCCATGTGATTGTACCTGCTGCACCCAAGTTAACCCCTTCAATTAAAAGCTCACCTAAGTTACCCGATGGCGGCCAGTTTGTAATTGAAAGTGTAGGACTGCTTGAAGCCGTTGGTGCCCATCGTTGCTGAGAGCCGTTGGTATAATCTAAAGCTGCTGTGGTAGTGCTATTGTAGTAAACCCAACCTGTATCTTTGTACATTGTTCGAGTTAGTGAATAATCACCGCCAGTTAAGTTGCCGCCTAGTGTTGATGCGCTAAGTGTAATGCCAGAAGGTAGTGTAGGTGTACCGGATAAGTTAGCCGCTGTACCTGTGGTGTTTTGATTAAGCGTTGGAAAGGTACAGTTTGTTAGTGTGCCGCTAGAGGGTGTACCTAATGCTCCGCCCGGTGCAACATAGTCTGTTCCTGCTGTCGCTGCGGTAAAAGCACTTGTTCCGTTACCTTTTACTACCCCGGTTAATGTTGTTGCTCCAGAGCCGCCTTGCGCTACCGTTAACGCAGTTGTCAAACCAGAAAGCGAAGTAATATCGCTGTTTGCGCCAGATGCAGCTAAACCGGTTACGGTGTCGCCTGTTTGTAATTCTTGAATAGCTGCCCCGTTTAGGACTAGAGGGTATCGTGCTGTCATTAGCTCACGCTCACGTTAATTGTTGACCCTGAATGATTCAACACAGGAAGATACCCGTTTGCTAACGCAACTTGAATCACCGATGATGAATGATTTAATACTTGTAATGTTGTAACTGGAATAGCACGTTCAGCAGGTAGCGTTACAAATACGTCTTTAGTACCTGATGTAAATGTGACTAAACTGCCAGCGTTGCTAGATGCCAATACGGTGGTTCTGGCAAGTGTGTTACCAGAGCTTGCGTAAGTGCCAATTCCTACCTCCCAATTTGCGCCTGTCTGGTCTGCAATGGTGTAGTAAGTGGTATTTCCATTTCCTACCGCAGCAGAAAACGATTGGTATCCTGTCGCCGCTCCCGCTAAAGTAATAGCGGTAGTGCCTGTAGAAGTTGTCGTTTCCTTAACTCTATCCGCTAAAACTAAAGTCATTACGCATTACCTTCTGTAATCGTAGCTGAAGAAATTGCCACGCTGTCGCCAGTTGTAATAGCAACGCTAGACAAATTAATATTACTTCCTGACGTTCCAACTGTAAGCCCTGAAATAATAAGCGTTGTACCGTCAGATTTATAAATACTTGCGTTATCGGCGGTACCTGTTGCACCTGCTGTTCCAGCAGTGATTGAGCTTAGCGTAAGCACACCGCCAGACGCTGCGCCAGCAAACGGTGTACCGCAAACACATTCCGCTAATTGTGTCGCCCCAGAGGTATAGATTCTAAGTTTTGCGCCGTTGCCAGCAAAAGTAGTAATTGCGTCCGCGCGGGAATTGCGCAATGTGGTATTAAGTGAAACTGCCATTTATTTGACTCCTATAATTCTGCCGTTAGCATCTCGAACAACTTGTTTTGGTCGAGTTACTTGGTTGTGCATTTCAGACATTCTGTCGAGTAATGCTTGGTTCTGTTGGTTTGCAAGTGTCATCATTTGCGTCATGTTCATATTTACGTTTTCAATGACATTGTTTAGTGATGTTGATAATACGCTATTCAACTGTGGGTTTCCAGTTTCATCAAGTTCTGTCATTGAATCTTCTTTACCTGCATTTAAACTTAAAACGTGTTGCTTCATACTGTTTTGAGCTTGTATCTGCGCAATGGTAATCTTTGTATCATTATCAAGCTGTGTTTTCCACTTATCAAATTCGAGTTTAGCTTGTTCAAGTTGATTGCTAGCTTGAAGTTTCACTTGTTCAAGCTGCATTGTCGCTTGTTCTGATTGCTGTTGTGCTTGCATCTTCATTTGGGCAATTTGCGCCTCTGCTTGTGTACGCTGTTCGTCTTTGCTCGGTGGTTGCGGTCCTGCTGCTTTTTTAGTTGCTTGGTCAACAAACTGCTCAAGGACACCTTCAAGTTCTCTGCCCGCTTTAAACCCACGAACACCATAAAGCAATAGCTCTCCAACTAACGGCGCCATTGCAGGGTCTTCTTTAACCGCGCCAATGCCGTCTTTAATAAAGCCGCTTACCGCTGTCAAAAATTCCATGCGGTTTTGCTTTTCAGTCTGCTTATCAAGCTCAACTAGCGTATCGGTTTCAATATCAATATTGAAAACCCTAGCAGGTTCGTTTTTAAGCAGTTGAATCGCTTGCTCTACAAATTGCGCGTCAGGCGTATTCATAATGCCTGACACTTCAACTAATGTCTGTGGTTGGTATTTTGAACAGATAATCTCTGACTTCATGCGCAGGATTTCACGCGCAAAGCGATACAGCCCGTCTTTCATGTTGCCAAGACGTAGTGATGCAAACTGACTCTTAATTTGCTGTGCTGTCGCGGTTTCACTCGCTACCGACGCGCCACGCATGATGTCGGACAGGCCAGTTGTTTCGTAAATGATTTGCTTACATGACTCACGCGCTTGATATAGCTGTTGCAACGCAGACGCAACGTCGCCAAGTGGCATAAATTGCACAGCGCCTTGCAGTCCGCCTTTTTCAACAAACGCCGCCCAGTTTTTGACAGGGACAAGCACCCCATCGTTACCTTCTTTCATCAAGCGTTCAATCGCAGGCTCGTCCGCCGCGTAGATGCCCATGACTTTAAGCGCTTTGGTCAAATGCTTGATTCGACCTGTTAGCTCGTCAATCTCGTCTGCTTGGTCTTGATAGAGTAGAAAATCTGCTACAGGAATCAGCGTCCCTGTCGATGTAGTGGCAAAGTAAGGTTTAGGGCAGGGAAAGAAGTTTGAAAGCTCTAGTGGGTCATCTCTGTGGTCTAAAATGACATCGTACTGCTCCGCTATCCAATAGACGCATTTTTCTGCTTTTGACCAAATTTCCCAGATTTCTGCCTTTTTATCGGCTTTAGTAGTTTCTTTGTCGCCGTCTTTACGATTTGACGTGTTAGTTAACGGGACTTTCTCAAAAATGTCGCCAAAACGCTCAACCCCTTCATCTAACGTCATATAGACGCGACGCGCTACCCATGTCACCTCGTCCCATGTTCGAGCAGGTAGATGTGCAAAGTCTTGCCAATAAACGTAATCCACCGGCGTCGTTTCGGACACCACTTGTTCATAGACTTCAGCCTGCGCCAGCCCATTATCTTCGTCTGGTGTTCGGTCGGGCGAATATTCTTCGCTTCCTACTTCCGTATAATTGGTAATTTGAGGCTCAAATTCTTCAATCTTAGGCTCATAGCGTAGCCACGCCACGCCTCTGCCCGGAAGAAGCCTATCATCCACCACGCAAGACAGCGTATCGTGAAAATCAGGGTATTCTTTAATCTCAAAGTCAAGAACGCGCTCTAAAATCATCGCCGCTACTCTGCCGGCGTTATTTTTATCGTCAAAACGTCTTGAAATGTCAGGATTGGGTGGTTTTGCGTAAATGGCGGGCTTTAGTGTCTGTACGTTAGACCAAAGAATATTAAATCGTGCGTCCGCTTGCTCTGCGTCTTTACGCTCGTCGCGGTAGCGCTTGATAATTTTCTCGCCGCGCTCCGTCCACTTTCTATATTCTTCTTGGTAGCGCGATATTTCGTCGTGCCAAGGCTGTGCTGATAGTTTGTCACTCATTATATTCGTCTACCTCTACGTTTCGAGCTGTGTTCCCACAACTCCTCTAAGGATTGGTCTTGCCAGTATTTCGCTTTGGGTTTTGCCGCTGCTTCAGGGCGTTGTTCGCGCCATGCAAGACACGCATATCGGAAAGCGTCAGCAAAGTGAGATGTCCAATCGTGTTTGGGTCGTTCATTGAACACCTTTTTCTCCACATTATACTCTCTTTGGTACTGTGTTAGCGCTTCCATTCCTTCTTTGCAGCTTGGGTCAAACCAACAGTTTGCTAATGATAACCTAGCGGCTTGTATTCCGTCCATAAGTGATATATTTGGGACAATTCTAGGCGACCAACCAAGTGACCTAAACTGTTCTTCAATACTTCTGCCCGTTTGCAATGATTTAGCTTTTGCGTCGTGCGGCAAATACAGCCATTCGCCATAATCATAGCCTTTACTTTGCAAAATGTCATGGTAATGCGCGATAGGCATTCCACTGTTGCTGTAGCAGTCAATAAACCTAAGCTCTTTGCCCGCCACCTGAAACCACCAAATCGCCGTGTCGTCGCTCCACCCCAAATCGATAGCCGCATACGTCTTGAGTTTGCGGTCGTAGCAAGGCCGTACCCTACCCGATTGCCCCACTTCGTACATTTCTCTACCGTAAATAGCTCCCGGTATCGCCGCGTCGAAGTTGCACTCCATCTCTTGTAACCATGCGTCCTCCGACAACTCTTTTCTCAGCGCGTCAATTTCTTCTTGGTCAAGAATTCCCGAATTAGATGCGGTCAGCAGCAAGGTAAAGCAGTCCTTGTCTTGCTTACCCGCTTCAAAGCGCTCGTAAAAGCTATTCTTACCCTTTGGCGTTCCAATAATTATTGCCCACCCTTTGCGGTCAGCCAGCGCAGGACGGATAACATACGGCCATACAGTTGACTTCCAATCGCCATACTCGTCAGCAATAATCCCGTCAAAGTAAAGACCGCGCAGCCTGTCAGGATTGTCAGCACCAAATAACTGAATACGCGCCCCGTTTGGAAAATCGAGTCGTAATTCACTTTCGTTCACCTTTATGTTGGGTATGGGTTTTGTAAACGTTTTACAGTAGTCCCAAATAACTTGTTTTGCCTGTGTGTAGTATGGGCAGATGTAGGCATACCTACCATCTCCGCTAGTGTCTGTACAAGCACACTTTATCAATTCGTTAATACACGCTACCGACTTGCCCGCCCTTCTGTGAGCGACCACAACCGCCCACCTCTCTTTTCTTGCGTGTAGTGGTTTAAATACATCTCTTGGTTTGTAGGGGATGACAACCTTCATGATTCCCACCCGATAACAAGGCTTGCCGCTGTGCCGTCCGCGTTAGTGATACCGAACGCCACTCTGTTCTGCTCTTTAGCGCTTGCCCACCCATGCACGTTTTGAAGGATAGCTAACGCCGCCTTTGTATCACCCCCTAGCGCCGCGTCTTTTAACACCTGTGCCATTTGCGCCTCTGCGTCAGCGGCCCCCTTCATCGTCATCAACTCAACGTTTGGGTCGAGTTGGCACAACTGCCGATACTCGCTTGGAAGTAGCCCCGCAGCGAGGGCGAGCTTGTCACCCTTTAGCCCAAGTGCTGACGCGTCGTAAATGGCGTTTAGACGCGCCTCTGTGACTTTTAACTCTCTTGGTGAATATGGAAATGATTGCATGGTCGCATGAATCCTTAGCTTGTTAAAAAATATTTATAATATATATGGAAATGACTTTTTTGTCTGTGAATGTTTTGCATCGCCTTCGGAATTGAACGCCCCCCCCTTATGTGTCAATATTTTGACATTGTGTCATTTATTTGACGGCATATATGATAAATGCAATTAGTACAGGAAAAATGCAAACGTTGGAGATAATGCCCCCGCCAGTCGTCTTGTCAAGTCCTCCCCGCCTGCGCTTTTTTATTTTATTTTAACCCCCCCCTTACCCTTGCAAGCCACGAAATACGCGGGTTACAGAGGATTCAAGGCTAAGTGTCAATTATTTGACGTTATTGTATGCCATTGATTTATAAGGCTTTCAAGGGTAAGCGTCAATATATTGACACTAATGCTACCCTTGCTACCCTTGCTACCCTTGCTACCCTTGCTACCTTGACAGTGTAGGCAGTCGTTACCAGTCTATTCTGCATTACCTACGACTACCTACGCTAAGCTATGCCAGTTTACGCGCGAATAAATTTGTAGGCAGTGTAGGCAGTGTAGGCACTGCCTACAAAGTCGCTAGAAATTCGTAGGATTCTGTAACACAATTGTAATATTACATATAATTTTTAAAGTAGATAATGATATACCTACAACTAACCACAACCCGTCCAAGACAGGCGCTATCTGGGCTCGAGCGTGGGCAGTCAATCGACTGCTAAACCACCCACCGCATACCTACTCAATACCTATTTGCAACAAATAGTTTGACAACAAAATTAACTTGCTGCATAATTCTTTGCAAGTCGTCAATTTTGACGACTGCCTACACTAACCACACTATAGAGAGAGAATAACAATGATAGCAATACACACTAAATATTTAAGCGCGTCAAATTCACGTGGTAGCAGAATCAAAGCCTATACCGCAGCGCATGGCAACTTCAAAGGGTTTGAAGTTACTATTTCATATCCGCATGAATTTAGCGGCGTTGAATGCCATTTTCAGGCCGTTAAAGCGCTAATCATTAAAAATGAGTTAAATTGGAGTTTAGACAATATGCGATATGGTGACAGCGCCGACGGGCGCGGGTATTCATTTTGTTTTGATGCGTCAAAAGTAGAAGGTGCAATATGATTTACATACAACGTAAAAGCGCCGGCTGTCTTGAAACAGTAGACGCGTTTGACACTATAAAGGAGGCACGCGCTATGCTTAAAGAATATCAACTATCAGATAGTAGCGCGGAGTATTATATAAGCCGACGCGCTTGCAAGGCGTGGACCGCGTAAAATTTCAGCGTATAGCGCGTGGTTAAGGTCGCGCGTTATGCGGTGTAAGTTTGCACCTAATAAAAATAAAGGCTAAACAATGAAAAAGTATAGAATTTTATCGATTGACGCTTGGCGTGAGTGTGACGGCTACACATGGAATGCATGGTATGACGCCGGCGATATTGACGCCGACGCAATACACTGGAACGCGCGCAAATTACTGAAATATTTTCGTGATAACGGTTTTTTAACGCAAAAAAGCGCAGGTAAATGTGCAATTGATGACGACCAATATAATATCGTTATTATAGAACGTTCTACGCGCCGGCCCTTGTTTGCAATTGAATACGGGGTAGACAACTAATGGCAACTATATACTTAGAATTTATCGACGCCCCTATGTGGTACCACACGCGCGGGCTAACGCAAACAGCGACCGGTTACGGTCGTAGACTAAACACAGGAAAAAAAGCGTTAGTAGGCAATAAAGCCTATAGAGTCTACGCAATATGTTTATCCAACACCGCAACGTGCTACATCATCATTAAAGGCGTGAAAATTTACGTCGATAGCTGGAGTTAATAAAATGAAAACTTATCTAATAAATGACGATGAATTGTTCAATTATAGAATTGAATCTAATAATTTTAATCAAGCCGTTGCACTATTTAAAGATTTATATCGCGTTCAAGGCCGTTTACGTTTAACGGCGCGATATGCAAGCGTTAAAGAATATAAACTTGATAAATCTAACTATAAATTTTCAATTCGTGAGATGCAATAATGAAAAAATTTAATTTAAAAAACGGCGGTTGTACTGTTTACGCTTTTATGTGTGGTTATGGCGATGTTATTACTAATGATGATTTTGATTTATCTTTGTTTCATAACGGCGGCATAGGGTACGACGTAAAGTTACGCGATGACGCGCGTGGCGTTAACGCGTGCTGGATGACGTTTGAAAGTGTAACCGACGCGCGGGCAATGTTTAGAACGTTAAAAACTTTGATTCAATAGGCGCAACAATGAATACAATTGACAGCATTAAAAACTCTATTGATAAAATAGAAAACATTTACGGTGTAGACGTTGGTTTAAAATTAAGATTACAGTTTGAAAATTGTCTAAATTGTGAATGGTATTATGACGATTTAAACGAAACACTGTTTTGTGAAGACTTTGGTTTAAGTAGCGACGATTTAAACGACGTTAGAGAAGTGCAGTATTTAATACTTGAATTTTTCGGGGTTAAAAGATGATAATAATATTTTTAATACTGGTAAAGTTTGCCGTTTTGGCAATATTACTGGAAAGCTAAACAAGAAGGCGGACGAAAGTCCGCTTTTTTTATGCGCGTCAATAAATGCAAGGCCTTAATAGGCCTTTTTTATTGCTTACCATTTAACGCGCGTTAATAGCCTATAGACTGCAATAAATAGTTTAGCAATACTAGCCTATTGCCTATCATTCAATCAGCGAATGACAAGCCAATAAAGGCTATAAAAACACTCTATACAATGCCAGGCGCGGGCGTAAAATCACGCGTAAACGAACGCGCAAAATCTTATTTGACGGTTATTTGATAAGGTCGGATTTTCGAATTTGGGAATGCGTAGGATTTCAAATCTAATGAACGCTCAATTTTTGCCACGAAACGATTTGCAAATTTTTGCCACGAAACCAAATGGCAAAAAAATTCCCCAATTATCCGAGCCGATAATTGGGGAACACTTTAAGTACACATGAACTAACAATTAGAGAGAATTGTTGCAACTAGTCTACTTAATCGCTACAACTTTTGCAACAGGTTTTTGCTCTGCCAAATCACGCAGCGCAGACTTGCTCATGTACGCAAACTCAGACGCGCAGAAAACGTGTTTCTTAGTCTTAGACGAGCGCGAATTGCACATTCCCATATCAACCCAACCTGCTTCTTCGAGTGCATGAAACAAAGCAGCAGGAGGGAATTGTTTACAGCCAAACGACATCGCCGCCCGCTCACAGATGGCTTGAAAAGGAGAGGCAATGACGCCCGACGCAAACTCACCCATGCGATGCGTAATCATATCGAGAAGCGATGACTCAACAGCCGACATACCATTCTGCACAAGTGACATCTTAAAGTCTGTCATCGGCGCAGGCGCAGCAGGGTTGAACGCAGACACATCACGCAAGAACAACCAGTTGGCAATAAGGTCATACCCGCTGTCGCCAAACCAGCTCCAAATATGTGAAGCGGCGGCAGGAGAGATACGCGACGCGCTACTCCAAGTAGCAAACCACCGACGGTCTCCGCTTTCCAGTGACAACGGTACACGGTCATTAGAGAACGCAAGCACGGCAAGACGGTTTACAAGATTGTATGGTGCAAGGCCTTTGCGGTTAACGGATAGCATCTCAGGTGGTGCGGCAATGACAGGCTTAAGTTTGTTGGCAAGCATCCGACGCGCGGCGCTGTCTGCTTCTTTAAGCTCATTAATAACAATAATCTCTGCTTCTAAATGATACCCCCACGCAGATTGAATGGTATCAGTAGACATGAGCGAGTAATTGCGCAAGTGAGGTCCACACACGGCGTAAATGAACGGCGCGTACATCGTATCCTTACCGATACCTTGACCACCCGCGTGAAGAATAGCGTGATTAATCTTAACGCGCGGATTCTGCACCTTAAACGCCATGTAATTCCAAATGTGTTCCAGCTCACGCTCGTCAGGAACAAGCGATTTACAGTGGTCAAGCCATAGGGATATATTGCCGTTCAAATTTCCGCCACGAGATGAATCTGGGCGGGCGTCACGCCATCGGTTGCCATACAACTCACCGTCACGATGCGCAATCACCGAGTCACCAGCGGCAAAGGTGATACCTGCAAGCACTCTAGCGCCCATCACCTGACGATTCTCGTCAAAGCTCATGGCGGCTTCTATCTTACGGTCGGAGTGAATACTCTTGCACGACACATGACGAAACACGGCGTTGAACGTCTGACGTGAAAATTCACGACGGTTTTGCAAATCGAAGTAGGAATCGTCTGACATGACGTAAGCAAAGCGTTGATACCACTCCGCTTTCTCAAGCCGTGCGATTTCCTTTTGTTCGACTTCTGCAATGATAGCCGCCGCCGCGTCAGTGCTGAACATATCAGTGGGCTCGAGTTTGCCAATCGCTGTGTGCATGACCTCCGCGAGTATTTCTTCACGGAGACCATGTGAGTGTTTAGGGCCACCCAACTCAGCCACCCACGCGAGGTAAGTACGGCTGTCCCATGATGCGCAATGACCATGAAAGCAACAGTAAGCGCGGTTAAGCGGATGGTATCTACCCATCAACTGACCATCAGTATGCTCAGCGTGGTTGGGGCAAACAACGCCCACCCAACCCTCAGCGTTAGCCGACTCCATCACGTCGCCACGCGAGGATAGCCACTCCAGCACGTCATCATTGCCTGTGTCAATGATAGCAATCGGGCGCACTGTTGCCGTGTCAGCCGCAGACGGGTGAACGTTAAGCGCCGAGCAGATTTGGTCGAGGGTAAACTCACGCTCAGGGTGAAACTCTACAAGAATAGATTTGAACGCCGCACGGTCAGGCTTCAAATTGACTGACGCAGGAAGGCGAAAATTACGCACGGGGTTAATCGCGCCACTGTCAGTATAGCCCGCGTCAGCGATTGCTTTAATAGCGGCGCTGAATTCGCCTTTTGTCGGCATATCATCTAAAGCGAAGGTGTAGCCCCACTGAAAATTCTGCGGTGAGGTTTCCATAATCCATGTCGGCTCGATAGGAGGACGCAAACTCTTGGTGCCGATGTCGTCAAGCACGAGAAAAGCGACGTACTCGCAGTTGCCCGCACTCGCAGACGGTTTACCATCTTTAAAGCGTGACGTGATAAACGACGCGGTATTGCCATACCACGCGCCCTTGCCGTCGTATCGAGAAGGAAGATAAGCAGGCCATGCAAACTGACCGTTATCTTTAGCAATTTGTTTGACCAAAAGTATGCTTTCGCCTTCAGGCGCGATACGTTCCAAGTAAGTGATAAAATTCATTTTCCATATCTCTCTAATGTTGATACACCAACCGCTAAGGGTAAACCTTCTGCCCATGCAGGGGCGCTACACATCACGGTTTCCAAGTCTTGCGCGGCTGTCGCCGCGTATTCTTTTTTCACTTCTAGCACGATTTCATCGTGAACATGAAGCACGACAGTATGCCCGATTCGCGCTAATGCGTCACGAAGTAAATCATTTGCTATTGCTTGCGTAATATTCTCACAAGCAAGTCCAGCCCATAGCCTAGCTCGCGGCCATTCGACTGCATCAGCAGCGGGTTTCCACGCCGCCTTAGCGTAAGATACCGACCCGTCTTCAATATATGCTGACGGATAACACAGCACCCGACCCGAAGGCAGGGCGTACCACAAATTCACACCATCAAACAGATACGTCACGCGACCCGCGGTAAACTCACGCCCCTTATGGCGCATGGCGCACATATACGCTCGCTCAAGCTCACCCCAGTATTGCACCGCCCACGAATTACTGCGACGCCACGCGTCAACGGTGCGCTTAGCTTCAGCTTCAGGCAGTGAGATGCCATAGGCTTTACCCATAGCGCCAAACGCCCCAGCACCACCCATATAGCCGCACGACAGAATAGCCACCTTACCAATCTGACGTTGGTCAGGCGTTATCATATCCATCGGACGGTTAAAGATACCCGCAGCGGCACGGACGTAAATGTCCTCACCACTGCGAAACACGTTAAGCACATCTTCACTGCCATGCTGCAAACTCGCCCACGGCGTCACACGCGCTTCAATACCTGCCCAATCTGCTACCACAAAAACATTACCGACGGCAGGCATCAACGCAGGGCGAAGCATACCTTTGAGAACGTCCGTCACACGCTTGCCATGCACCGGAACGATATTGCGCCCAACGACCATATCATCACGCACCCGCTGAGGCTCTTTAGCGCATTTACGCGTAAAGTTATGTACCTGTGCGCCATACGATGACGCTCGACCAGTAGCCGAGCCACCGTTGAACACAAACGCGCCACGCACACGATGGTCTTCAAAATCTGCAAGAGAAAGCAGACGGCTAAACTTCGCCACAGACGACGCCCACAGGTCATCAGCGCATTGAATAACCTCCGCAACGTGCGGTGGAATTTCCTCAGGGTTGTCCATCAATAAAAGGTTAGCGCGAACGCTTTTGTCGATAGAATACTTCTCACCATTCCACATCAGCGCTCGCGCAGACTCACCAACACGCTCAAGCACCCACTCACGCATCTTCGGTGAACGAACAGACTTAATTGCACCGTCAGTAAGCTCCACGACGCGAGATTGGATTTCCTCAAGCTCAACACTGGCGTAGCGCATGGCGGCGCGGCACAAGTCAACGTCCACAAGAACACCTGCGTCGTTAATGCGCTCGTTGACGTGATAGTCTGCAAGCTCGTCATTTGTCAACTGACGTAGCGACTGCGACACTGCTCGCATGGTTCTTACGTCTTGACGGCAATACTCGATAAGCTCAGGCAACAGCTTGGTGTTAAAAGGAGGAGTGCAGCACTGCTTGACCAGCATTTTGCCACGGTGGTCTTTGCGCATCTCGCTAGAGATAGCGCGACCAACATCCTCAAGACTGCCCGGAAGGCAATTTGCCCGTGCTTGCACAGCGGTGCAGTAAAACTGCTCAAGCTTAAAGTCTATCTGTAGAACGTACCAGAATATTAAACGCTCAAACGCGGCGTTATGCGCTCGTATCTGACCCGTAAAGTTACGCACGTCATCAGGGAATGGCATATCAGGCGTCCATGTTTGCACGTCACCGTTATCAAAGGCGTAGCACATACACAGCACGTCAGTCGTTAAATCTTGCGCGTAATTGTAAACGCCGTGCTTAGGCAGGTCGCATTCGCTTCTTGTTTCAAAATCGATATAAAGTATAGGCATAAAAAAGGCGGCCTTTCAGCCGCCCCTCTCCTTATCGGTTATGCGCGTCTGCGGCGGGTGGCAGGCGCTTCATCCTCGACAGCTTCTTCTTCTTCTTCTTCTTTTGGTGCAGGTTCACCGTCTAGGCTAATCCACTCCACAATGTCAAACATCGGTGTGTAGATACGCCCGTAGGCTTTATGTTGATAGTGTTCTTTGCCCAAAGATACAACAGCGACAGGTTTAGTCTGGTCTGTTTCTACTTGATTAGCGATGTTGACCGCTAAGGTTTGCACGGCGCGTTTACCGCCCACGCTGGTGACTGTGTAGCGTACTTCTTCGCCTTTGTCTTCGCCATCAATACATTTAAGCGAAAATCCTACTTGTGTTTCCCAGCCGCGTTTAGCAGCGGCAGGCGCAGGCTCAACTTGTGGCAATGGTTCAGTCACGCTTACCATTTTCTCACCTAATACTTCACCTTCACCCCACGCAATAAAGCCGTGCGTGAAGCTGAACGGATTAACTGCCCACACGCTATCGTTGTCCACTTCAGTTTCAGACGCGCCATATACCCAATGACCTGTTCTATCCATTTTAAGGATAGTTACGCCACCTGCACTGTTGGTGTCAGTTTGAATGTTGCGTAATGCGTTGCTGATTGAATTTACGGCTGGAAGGTTGGCGTTGCCAAATACAGATACGTTGTTCATTTTAGATTCCTATAGTTTATTAAGGGCGTTAGTTAATTGTTGCCCGATTAGTAAGACAGTAGGGCGCGGGTCAGATTCGTGCGCCATCGTACTGCCAGAAGATACCACTGCGACAACATCATCCGGCATGGGCAGTTTCAGAGCCTTTAATTTCTTCTCTGCTTGCGCCGGCGAAACCAATTTGGAATCGTAGATGTCGTCATTTGTCAGACCAAGAGCCAAAAGCGATTCGACTGCTTGCGCCTCATTAGTCCATTTTCTTGTCCCGCGCTTTGCAACGAGTTTGTAGTTTGGGACTGGTTTGCCCGCTTCAAGCATTTGAAACGCTAATGCTCTCAAATCGGTAATCCATTGTTCCAGAATCTCAGCTTGTTGTAAATAGTTTGCAATAGATTCTGCATCAATATTATCTAGCGTTGCCTTCAGCGCCCTATCTACCTCACCTGTCATTAACGGGCAAGTTGGCTTAGCCGCGCACCACTTGCAGTGTTTGCCACTGGCTAACGGTGCATCAGGTGTTTCAGACAAATCGATAGCTTTTTTGAGCGTTTTTTCAAACTCACGAATGCGTTTAGCGGTGGTTTTCCAGCGCTTAACAGACGGGGGTTGAACAATCACAAGCTCAATAGACGCCGCGCCATCAAACACCCATTCTAGCCCTTTTGTGCGCATTGCTGCGCCGGCGTAGAACATGAGCTGCTCGTTTTCTTCCACTTCCACGCTAACGCCACTGCCAAACTTCCAGTCTAATATGACGGCTCGGTCACCAAGGCGTCCGATAAGGTCAACGCTACCAAACACTTCAGGCAAGAAATCACCGTAGCTTACGTTAGCTTCAACGGTAAACTCCATCGATTTAGAAGGGTCAATTTCATCAAGCGCCGCCAGCGCCGGTTCAATCTTTTCTTTTGCCAACTCAGTTGTCATATCAATGCCCGCATACGACAAACTGTAAATGTTAAAGTTATCCTCAGTGAGTAACTTTTCCATTGCAAGGTGGCAAAGCGTCCCTTCATCGGCATACGATGATGATGGTTTAGGTGGCATTTGTTGCACCAGCTTAACACTGGCAGGACACGCGATAACTCGTTTGGCGGTGCTACCGCCAGCAATACTTGAATGGCTCATTTACTGTTCTCCAAAAGTGTTTTAAATAATTTCTTACATGGTCTTTATCTATGTCGTACCGCAGGTTTAAATCATCCATCATCCTTGCCCGTGACTTCCTACCATAGTAATAAAACTTTCTACATTTAGTTAGGGGCATCGTCTTCCTCCTCATTTACTCCAATGCCATGTGCTTTTTCAATAATCCTAACTAACTCTCTAATAGTGCATTGTTTTTCAGGCAAATCTATAGCGTTTATTTCTTCATCACTTAAAGGCTCACGTTTTTGTGGTGCTAGGTCTAGTTCAGTTTGTATATCCCAATAAAGGTCATAGTGGGTTTCTTCTAATCCGCGCAATACATCTCGCATTCTTTTTAATAATTCTTTTTCTATGCTCATTTACCTATTCCACATAACTTGCTTATTTCATCAAAAGTTAAATTTTGTTTACTTGTATCTATAACACAGCTTGTTTTTTTATTTATGTCATGTATAGCAACAGCCGCAACTAAAAAGACTCCTAATAAACTCACAGCCATAAATACTACAAACTCTTTTATATTCATAATTCACCCGCACTTGCTCATATTGTACAAATCATTTACCATCGGATTGCTCCTATTCTTTTTAGCACCGCACGGACTTTATAAGGGCGTTCTTTTCTAAATATGTGCGCCATATTCATATCTCTAGTAAACATCGCGTAGTTAAAACTGCGCCATTTCACATCGTATCGATTAAATCCTCTTTGGCGTACTCTCATAGTTTAGCCTCTAATTGTTTAGTGAGGTTGCAGTATATCAAAAAAAGTTTGCAAAGAAAAGTTTGCAATGATAAACTTTAGCCATGTTAGAAAAAGACATCGAAAAATACTTAATAAAAGTCGTCAAAGAAATGGGCGGCAAATCGTATAAGTTCACCACCCCTGCTTGTCG